AAACTTTAACAGAATTACAGGTTGCTAAATGTAAAATGGAAGCAAAGTTATTGGAGTTAAAATATTAAATCTTACACAGTAAGATAGAAAGGACCACATGGAAGACGGAAATCTAAGATTATACGTTCTTAAAATTCTTTTAACAAAGAAGAACTTCCTTAGAGTTAAAAACATTATTACTGATACATTTTTTTCTAATGGTGTTAAAGATATTTACAAAGCTATCTGTCAAATCTATGAAGACAATCCTGAAATAGAACAGATTACTTATGATGATTTAAGAATTAGTTTCTTTGAGACATATTTCTCTAACCAAAGTGTGAATGCCCAATTAAATATTAAAAATATTATTAGTAGACTAGAAAGTTCTAAACCTATGTCAGATAGTGTTATAGAAAATGCTATCAAGAGTATGTATAAAATGGCAAAGGCAGATGAGATGTCTAGACTTTGTATAGATTTAGGAAACAATCCTAGCAAACATTCTTTTGCAGAAATTAAAAGATTTTTAAATCAGATTGATGAAGAGAATTTTGAAAATAAAAATGACACACTTGTATCTACTGATTTAGATGAAATACTTTCGGTCAATGAACATAATGGCGAATTTAAATTTAACATTTATGAATTGCAAAACGCTACAGGGGGAGTTGGTAGAGGTAATTTTATAGTTGTATTTGCTAGACCTGAAACAGGTAAGACTGCCTTTTGGGTTAGCCTTGTTGCTAAGAGTGACGGATTTGCTTGGCAAGGTTTTAACTGTCATAATTTTATTAATGAAGAACCTGCTAGAAGAACACAAATGAGAATGGTCAATGCCTGTAGTGATATTACTAGAAGAGAAATTTACAATGGCAGTAAACACATAGCCCAAGAAAATTGGAATAAGATTAAAGATAAAATTTTTACGCATGACAAAGTAGATATGACTATGGAATATTTAGATACTTATTGTAAAGATAACAAGGTAGATGTATTAATTATTGACCAGTTAGACAAAGTCCATGTCGCAGGAAAACATAATTCTTCCCACGAAAAACTAAGAGATATCTACACACAGGCCAGGGAAATTGCCAAAAGACATAACTGTTTAGTTATAGGTATGTCACAGGCTTCTGCAGAGGGTCATGGAAAATCTAATTTAAGTTTTAATCTCATGGAAAATTCTAAGACAGGTAAGGCAGCCGAAGCTGATTTAATTATTGGTATAGGTAAAAATGATTTTACAGATGAGACAGATGTTAACGAAGGGCATGTGAGAACAATAAGTCTATCTAAAAATAAACTATCAGGTACACATCCTGTATTTAGTTTACACATCATACCTTCACTATCACAATACAAATCAATACAAAACTAGAAAGGATATTTATGATTACAGTATTAGACGTTGAGACAACCTTTACAAAAGACGGTGACCCAACACCATTTATTAACGAAAATAAATTGGTTAGCGTTGGTATAAACCAAGAATACTTTTTCTTTTATCATAAGGATATGAATGATATGAAGAAGATACAAGAAAATAAAAAGATTATACAAGATATCTTAGATAAATCTGTTTTAGTAGTAGGTCATAACTTAAAGTTTGATATGTCATGGCTCTATGAATTTGGTTTTAAGTATGACGGAAAGCTATATGACACTATGTTAGCTGAGTATGTACTAAACCGAGGTGTAAAAAATAAATCTATATCTTTAAAAGAATCTTGTAAGAGAAGAGGACTTAGTGTTAAGTCTGATATCTTAGCTACCTATATGGAAAATGGATATGGTATTGATGAAATACCTATGGAAAAATTAGAAGAGTATGGTAAGCAAGATGTGGCTATCACTAGACAGTTATATCTTACACAAGTAAGATTGTTCAATCAAGTAGGAAATAAAACTTTAAAACCTACTAGAGATTTAATGAATGATTTTCTACGAGTATTAATTGATATGGAATGTAATGGAAACCATATTGATTTAGAAGAATTAAAAGTGGTGGAAAAAGAATTAACAGAAGAATATTATCAATTAAAAAATAAGATTGAAAAAATAATAAGTGAAGTTATGGGTGATACTAAAATTAATTTATCCTCTACTGAAGACTTATCTAAAGTTATTTATTCTAGGGCAGTACACGATAAGAATACATGGGCTACCATATTTAACATTGGATTAGACACAAATACCAATAGACCAAAGAGAAGACCTAGAATGACTGACAAAGAGTTTCAAGGTATTGTCAACAAACACACAGATATAATACATAAAACAATAGCTGAACAGTGTAGCACTTGTATGGGAGTTGGTTATATAAGAAAAACTAATAAAGACGGTAAGCCTTCTAAGATGTTAAACATATGTACCAAATGTAAGAAAGAAGGAATTATATACACAGAAACAGAAGCAGTGGCTGGGTTTAGACATAAACCTTCTTCTGTTAGTGAGGTTTCTCAGGGTGGATTTAAAACAGATAAGCAAACTTTAAATAAGATAAGTAATGTTTCTAGTGGAACACTAAAACAATTTGTTGATTACATCATTAGATATAGTGCTATTGAAACTTATTTAAATACTTTTATTACAGGAATCCGAGATAATACTAGAGAGAATAATATACTACACCCTTCTTATAATCAATACACTACTGCTACAGGTAGACTTTCTTCTTCTAAACCTAACTTCCAAAACATGCCTAGAGGTGATAAGTTTCCTGTGAAGAGAGTAATTAAATCTAGATTTGAAGGTGGACAAATACTAGAAGTAGACTTTGCTCAATTAGAATTTAGAACTGCCGTATTCTTGGCTCAGGATAAACAAGGTATGGAAGATATCAAGAATGGTGTAGACGTTCACCAATACACTGCAGATATCATAGGATGTTCTAGACAAGATGCAAAGGCCCACACATTTAAACCTTTGTATGGTGGAATGATGGGTAATAAAAAAGAAAAAGAATATTATGAAAAGTTTCTAAAGAAGTATAGTGATATAGCTAAATGGCATCAGCACTTATTAGAGACTGCGTTTAAAACACACATAGTAAGATTACCAAGTGGTAGAGAATATTATTTTCCTAATGTCTATAGGAATATAGATAAGTATACAGGGAAATATACTTACAGTAATGGTACGACTATTAAGAACTACCCTGTTCAAGGGTTCGCCACTGCTGATATAGTTCCTATTGCATGTATTAATGTATGGGAATTATTAAAACAAAACAAATTGAAAAGCGTTATTATTAATACTGTCCATGATTCTATCGTATTAGATGTACACCCTGATGAGATAGAACAAGTTTTAAGTATTGTAAGAACTGGCTTTATCAATGTAAAAGACTCATTATTTCATAGGTATGATTGTGAACTAAATGTTCCCTTAGATTTTGAAATAAAAAAAGGTAATAATTGGCTTGACTTATCCACAATTATATGATATAATGGTGATATAAATACGTTATAATAGGAGAATATTATATGACGAATGACTTAATAAGTAACATAGATAATTTATCTAGTGATAAATTGATGGCTATGATAGGGCAAGATACCGAATCAGGTGGCTCAACGCTGAGTAGATTATCTATAAACTATGATAGTGAGGATGCTGATGGCAACCTTCTGAAGAGAGGTTTGTTTAAGCTAGACTCCCAAGAACATGGTATTGTTTTTGCTGAGAAGGCTTCCTTTAGACCCTTTTTAAATACATTTCAGTATACTAAATTTGATGCTGATAATGAAGAGAATAACTGTAAATCAGTTATGTTTACTAGTTGGACTGACGCAAAGCCTGATACAAAAGGTACGGATTCCTGTGGCAGTGTTCCTAAAGCCTTGCGTGATGACTTAGATATTGTTGCAAAAAATGAACAGGATAAGATTACCTGTTTTAGAAATGTGTTTGGTCTTGTCACACTTAAAGGTAAAACGGCAAGTGGAAAAGAAGTAAGCGTAGTGGATGAGCCTGTACTCTATAAAGTTAGAGGTGTTAATTTCCTACCGATTGGTGAGCAGTTAAAGAGTTTATCGAGAAGAAATAAAATTATGTACAATTCTGTACTTGACTTTACAGGTACGGAAAAACATACTAGAGGAAATGGTGCGGTAACTTTCTTCATTGCTCAAATAAAAGACTCTAATAAGAATGTTAAATTCTCTGATTCAGATAAGGAAGTATTAAAAAACTTTCTTGACTATGTGAAGAATGAGAATGATTATGTTAGAGGTGAACATGAAAAGTCTTTAAGAGAGAAACATAAAGCAGCAATCTCTCCTGAGGATTTAGATGACGATGCTATACTAGAGGAAATGTCTGCGTGACTTTCCTAGAAGAAGTAAAATCATTTTTGGTACAGGCTCAAAATGGGCCTGTTGCCATACCTAAAGAATTCATTGCTGAGTTTAAAGAAGATTGTGGTAAGGCAATTGAAAAACAATTCACAGATGCTAGAGAGAAAGAATTTAGAATTAGGATGTCCAATATTGGTAAACCACTATGCCAATTACAAATGGAAAAAAAATATTTTGATGATGAATCAATAAAAAATTTTGATAACTATAATTACAAATTAAGAAATTTATTCGGGGATATTTTAGAGGCGGTTGTAGTTATGTTATTGAAAACTGTAAAAGCTAATATACAAGGGGTACAAGAAAATGTAAAATTAAATACAGAATACTTTGACATAAAAGGTACATACGATATCATTATTGATGATAAGGTATATGATATTAAGAGTGCGTCACCTTTTGCATTTGAGAAAAAGTTTGGGGAAAAGGGTGGTGGATTTGACAAGTTCGTAGAAGACGATGTCTTCGGATACTTATCCCAAGGGTATCTTTATTCAGAGGCCACCACCAAACCTTTCGGTGGGTGGATTGTTGTCAATAAGTCTACAGGTGAGTTACTATTAAGTAGCCCACCTGAAGACGATGAACAGTATAGAAAACATGCTATGGATATTGTTCATAAAAATATTAAGGCACTAATGAATGACGAACCTTTTGAAAGATGTTTTGAATTAGAAGAAGAGTTGTTCTATAAAAATCCTACAGGAAATAAAGTTTTAGGTACTGTGTGTTCTTTCTGTGAGTATAAATATAAATGTTGGGGTGATAACATTCAATACTTGCCCCAACAACAATCTAAAGCTAAGAACCCTAAGTTCCATTGGTATGTAGAACTTAACAATCCAAAGGAGTTATTCTATGAAGAAAGTTCAAGTTGATAATGATAGTGTTGTTATTGTCATTAAGCCTTATGGTGATAATAAATTCGCCTGTGGTTTACATTCCAATTACGAACAGGACACTGAAGAAAAAGTAATGTGTTATACTGTAGCTATGGGGTTATGTCAAATAGCCCTTGATGACCCTGACATGGTCTATGAAATTGGTTTAAGTGTGGCTGAAATACAAAAGAAAAGTAAAGAGATACAAAAAAATGGTAAAGACAATGTTTTAAATATATCTGAGTGGAGGAAAAAATTAAACTAATG